CGTGACTGAGCTGAGTACCTGTCGGGCAAGCAGGGTGAAGTTGTCGGTCGCTTGAATCTCAGCCCGAGAGATCCCCCCAGGTTCGTAACTGAAATTCCAATCGTCGATTGTGGTTTCGATGACACGTTCACCGTCAACGGTGACACGAACCTCACGGCGGGGGATGATTGAACCGGCAAAGGGTGACAGCGAATAGGTCGGGTCAAATGCTCGGTCGTTGTTATTCAGGGTAACTTGTAACGTGCCTGCGTTGAAGCGGTCAAGCTCACGGTTTTTCCCTCTTGACACACTGGCAGAAATCATCCGGTTGGTTATGTCATAGAACACTGTCCCGCCTAGGGTATACACCTCGTTGTCTAGGACACCAGCTACGGGGTCGTCGAGGATGAAACCGACCACGGCCCCGAGTTCGACAACGGTTGCCATTACGCTCTCGCAAAGACCGGGCCGGAGCTGCGCTCGTATCGACGGATCGCGTTCACAATCTGTTCCCCGACCTGCTGCCCGTTCGTCCCCATCCCGGCGTTCACCGTAATGTTGACGGTCAAACCAAAACGATTCTTTCCGTCAAGTGGAACAACGGCTTCGTCGAAACGACCCTCGCCAATGTTTGCGAGAATCCCCCCAGGCCTGGCTGAAACAATTCCACCCTCAGCAAGACGAGGGATTGAGATCTTCGGAATCTCTGGGATATTCACGCCAATGGTTAACGGTGGTGTGAACGGTGTCCCCGGCAGATTCACTTTGATCTTATTCAGCCCGCGAATAATCAGATTGATACCGCTCAGAAAGAAATTGACGAAGCTCTCAAACATGCCAATGTAGCCGTTGATCGCGTTTTTGAAGAAATCCCCCACAGCTCCAAGTACAGTGAAGAATCCTTCTTTGAATCCTTCCCACGCCGAGCCAAGATAATCGACGAACCCCTGCCAGATGCCTGGCAACCATTCGGTGAAGATATACGAGAACAAATCTCCAATAGCTTGAACGGTCGAAAGAAAAAACTCCGAAAAGATTTCCCAAATTTTCTGCCCGAATTCAGTCTGTGTGAAAAAGTAGACAAGCCCAGCAATGAGTGCTGCGATGAGGGTGATGACAATCCCTATCGGATTCGCCTTCAGAGCCAGGTTGAACAGCTTCACAGCCACCGTGGCAATACCTTTGGCTGCGGAGAATGCTAACGTCGCCAGCTGGCTTATACGGGCAATAGTGTTGAACGCTTGGAAAGCGATGACCAGACCACCGATGACAAGGGCAGCAGTGGCAACGGCTGACGAATTCTCAACCATGAACGCGGTTAGCTGGCTTAGCCCCGGCAATAGTAGGTTGATGACCTCAAGGAAAATTGGGAGCAGTTGAAGACCGAGTTCGAGAACGACAGCAGCAATGTCAACCATCACTGGCAGGATAGGAATCAGCGCGGTGATCAGTCCGGGGAGAGCGCCGACAAGCAAACCGATGCTAGGTGTCAAGGCTTTGAACGCTGGAATGAGGGCGGCACCAATTTCCTCGATGACCGGTTTCAGTTGCTCAACGAGATCTTCCATGACTGGGCCAAGCTCTTGCCCGATGGATATTCCAACGTCGGTAACAAAATCGCCGAGGATCCCGAGCTGGGCGCTGAACGTTTGCAACTGTTTGTCGGCAACCTCTTCCGCTGTGCCACCAGCATCCCGCAATGCACCTTCGTACTCTCTGAGCTTCTCACTGTTACCGATGAGGGCGAGGGCACCGGCAAGGGTTTCTTCAGTGAAACCGAGCGAAGCTAGGGTGGCACGTTGTTCCTCGACCGACATGCCGGCAAGAGCACCTTCCATGTCCCCGACAATGTCGGCCATGTTATTCATCTCGCCCTGGGCGTTGAATACCTCAATACCCATTTCGGCAAATTCTTCAGCGTTCTTTGCGACGCCCTGAGTCAAACCGCGAATCGTTGCGTTGAACGTTGTACCAGCTTCCGACCCCTTGATGCCTTGGTCAGCAAAAACTGCGAGGACAGCAACGCCCTCTTCCATGTCGATATTGAGTGACCGCATCGACGCGCCGGCCTTGTTTGTGAGCGCCTCAGAAAATTGGGATACGGACGCATTGGCCAAAGTGTTCGCTTTGACAAGAACGTCCCCGAGGCCCGCCATGTTTTCAAGATTTTCTGCAGTGTCATCTGAAGTGAGGCCGAGGGCTGACTGGGCGTCAGTGAGCAGGTCGGTCGCTGTGGCCATGTCGAACATTCCGGCCTGGGCAAATCTTGCCACCACAGGCAGAGCAGCGATTGACTGTTCGGCATCGAGGCCGGCAGAGGCGAGGAAGAAATACGATTCGGCTGCTTGCTCGGCGGAGAACGTTGTCGTCTTGGCAACCTCACGGGCTGCGTCGGACATGTCGCCACGGAGAGTGTCAGAAACATTCCCCATGATCGCAATGGACTGATTCATGGCCGCGTCAAAATCGGCAAAGGCTTTGATTGAAGCAATACCGATACCGGCTACGGCAGCAGTTGCACCAAGGACAGTCTTACCGATACCGGAGGCAAACCCCTTCAGGTCTTTTTCTGCCTGCCGTAATCCTTTTGGGTCCGACCGATAACTGATCGGAATGGTAATCGGTTTGACCATTACGAGTCCCTGTTGAACTTGTCAATAAACGTGGCAAGCGCGTCAATCACTTTTCGGCTTACATCGTTACGTTGGTCAAAGTACGACTTGAAGGCAAAACGACCACCGGCACCGACCAAGGGTTTCCGCTCTTGCAGGCCACCCTTAGAATTGCTAATCAGGTTTCGACCCTGTGGTGTCAACCCTTCAGATCTTGAACCGGCCCGCTCAGTGATGGACAAAAGTCGAGCAAACTCTGGCGGGTCAGCTTTGATAATGAAACGGGCCAGAGCTTTGTTCGGTGGCCCGTTGACGTCGACACGAACGGCAGCGCTGATCCTGCCCCAACGCGATGCTAGACCGGACAAAGGCGCGGAGGGGAAGTCTGCCACAATCTGAGCAGCAACCGGCTTCAAAGACTTGTTCAGATCGCGGGACAAACTCCGACGAAGTTTCGGCTCCAGTACCTTGAGCATTCCCTGAATCTTGGCAATTTCTGCTGGCGGAATCTTAATGTCAAGGACAAGCTCGTCTTGTGTCATTCGATTCTCCTACGTCCCGACCATTCTACCGCTTGCGCTGTGAGCGCTGTTCAGTTTGCTTTCGGTGGACAAGGTATCGGTTCAAAGTCCAAAGCATACGAGGCTCCAGGTTCATCAACTCTGTGGGGCCGATTCCGGTTTCGCAAGCGATACCCGCAATCAACCAGTGAAGTGACGAGTCGCCTAAGCCTTGGATGCTTTTGGGTCGGATGCCTGGACAATCTCAACAGTTTCAAGCCACTTGAGGAACTCGTTCGTGGTGGCACCGGTACGCTTCTCAACGTGCCAGGCCAACCAGAACAAGTGTTCCATGCGGGTGTCTTTCTGCAGGGCTGCCATGCTCATGTTGTAATTCTGTTCAAAGGCGACAATGTCGACAGCCTTGCCAACAACCTCGTGGGTCGTTCCGTCTTCAAACTTAACTTGTAGGTTGAAATTCATGGTCTACGTGACAACGCGTTCGATGGTGCCCGAGGCGAGCGGGAACGAAATCGAGAACGTGGCCAAATCGCCGACTGAGCTTCCAAACGGGCTGTATTCTGTGACCAAAAAAGTGCCTTCATACGAGGGGTTTGTGGCGCTGACCGCTCCAGAGTTTGGGCGAACCTTGACTGTAATCGTGTCACCGATGAGCGGGAACAAAACGGAGTCAATACCGGCGGCACCAAAATCCTGGTGGAAGTCGAGGGAAACGCTGGCGTCTTTCAAACCGCTGATCCTCTGGACGAAAGTGTCACCGAAAGCGGTGGTTTCTTGCTCGGCTGCCGACAGTTCGAAAGTCACCGCAGCAATGCTACTTGTGAAGTCGGTGCCACCCAGCTCAATATCGTAATCGAGTGCGACAAATTTTGCCATTTTTTTCTCCTAGTTTGCGTACACGGTGACGGCGAAGTCCGCCGACAAATATGTCATGTCACCTATTGTAACGGATGACACGCTTGTCATCGCACTCAGGTGTGTGTCGAATGCTGCGCCCCCTAAAGTCTTATCAGACTCGACGGCAGCCTTCAAGGATCTGTCGCCCGTGCTGATGATCTGGTCGAGTGAGCGTTGCGCCTGAGCGGTTGCTATACGACCAAAAATAACTGTAACAACAAGCGTGTACTCTGTCAGCCCTCTTTGAAACGCCCGGTCGTAGGTGACACCCTCAAGTTGAACTACGGCACACGGCATGGCGGGGTTGTCTGGAATGTCGGCGTATGTTCGGAGGCCAGAAATTGCGCCGATGTTTGTGGCTATCCCTGTGCGGATCGCGGTGATGCTCATGCCATCCTCAGACGACGGTACGGGTCAATCAGTCGGGCAACGTCCGGGTCTGTCCTGCCGATACGCACTGCGCCCATGTCTGAGAAACCAAGCACCCCGGTAGGGGATTCATAACGCTTGTACGCTCTGAGCGAGGCAAGCACTGTGGCCTGTTTGATCGCTGTCGGGATAGTGGCAAAACCAAACACCCCGGTAATCTCAACAGTTGCCCTACCGGATGGAATGTCGCGGGGCTGGTAGACGGGGAAGAAATAGTCACCAACAGCACGAACCTGGGTGAACGGCGTCACAATTCCGCCAGAGATCCCGTTCAGTGGCTCAAGTTGAAAATCTGATTCGGCAAGGGTTTGGTCGAACACCCCATCAGCGTCGGTGCTGATCTTCAAGGTCGTGACAGAGATAATGTCATCGGTTTCGCAAACCGTGCTACCCCGTGGGATATATATTCGGGTCGTGGACTCAGAGGGGAAGAACACACGTTCGGTGTACGAATCAATATCCCTCGAGGCTGATTCGATAGACAGCTCAAGCAGCGCATCGTCGATGGTGTCGGTGATCCTGGCTGCCAGTTTGACGTCTGCCAGCGTTGCATAACCGTTCACGATTGTCATTGTCTTCCTCCGTGTTCAAGTGTACCAACCAGGGTGGGAAGGGCGAAACCCCCGGCGCGAATTCACAACGCGCCGAGGGGTTTCAGTGGGGTGCTGTTAGGCGGCTGCCATTGTCAGCGACTTGACGTGGTCGGCACCGTTTGCCACAGCTGCAGCAATACGGTACAGGAACCGGTAAGTCGTAACGTCTTGGTTGAATGCGTAGTCAGGCGACACAGCAACATCCAGACCAGTGGTCGCAACCTTGATCGAGGGGAAGTGTCCGAAGAACACTGGTTCGCTGCTTGCCTCAACAACAGGCATCGATGGCGACTCGAATATTGGGAAACCAAGCACGGTCGACGGCCCGCCAGCAACGTAATCGAGCAGGTAGCGGTTGTCACCATCCTTGAGCTTCCGAATCTGGGACAGGGTGCCAGTGCTGACAACAAACCCGGTTCCGGGCAAGTTACGCACAGCGCCATCCACAGAGAACACCAAGTCAATGAGTTCGTCGGCTGTGAAGACGGTTGCGCTGGCTGCAGTCACACCGGTTCCAGCCACAGCCGCGACTGCGGTGTGGATGATCGTGTCGGCGCGAGTACCGATTGCGTTTCCAGCCTGGTCAGCAATGGTGCTTTCCAGTGGGAATGAAGCATCGGTCAACAGTTCGTTGGCGACAGGCACCAAGAAACCCTGCTTCGCTGGCTGCAAGTTGATGCTGCCAAATACGGGGTTCGACTCGGCAAGTGCTGCACCGGCAGCCTTTTCAGTGGCTGCGCTGTACCCAGTCAAGACTGGGATGCGAAGATCATTGCCGGACGACCTCTGGAATACCTCGGCAAGCTCAAGGAATGGTCCAACAAGGCGAGCCTTCATCATGACCATGTCGAGGAAATCGGTGCCAACAGTGTTAGCCGATGGCACGAGTGCGGCACGGTTCTCAAATGTGTGGCGACGCAAAGATCCTTCTGCAAGTGAGCGGAAAATCTCTGCGGAGCTTCCTGGGGTCTCGTCAACAGTTTCCACGTTGCGGGCTACCTCTGCGAACTCGACCGCGCGGGCTTCGCTCTGCTGGGCAACCTCAATGGAACGCTGAGCGCTTTCAATGTCGGCTTCAATACGGTTGATCTGGTCGACCTCAGCAGCGTCAAGGCCACGACCGTGAGACTCGGCACCGTCAATGACGGAACGGATCTGCATGGTCAGGTTGCCCTTGAGTTCCTGCTGACGGCGAATGAATGAATCAGTCATCAGTTTTTCTCTCTGTTTGTACGAATATGGGACACAGTCGCGTTGACGCTGAACCGCTACCGGCAGAGCTAACTCGTAACCGGTAGTTCAATCGTACAGTACAGGTGGAACTGAATTGCAGGTGTTTAGCCTACGTGGTCGACGCTATCGCGTTTCTCGTCAGCCTTTTGCACTCGGGTTTCCACAGGTTTTGGTTTGTCGAGGGCAAGAATGGCTCGAGCGAAGTCGTCAGCCATGTCAACGATTACCCCAGACACAGGTTTCCCTGCCGTGTCCAAAATTGCTTTTCTAATTTCAGCGTAAGTGGCCATTATATTCCCATCAATAGTTGTAGCTTTTTCTTTTTCAACGCCAACATGTCGTGCGACAAGGTGTCAACGGTTTCTTGAATCTGTGCTTCGGGTGCGAGCTGGTCGAGAACTTTGTCGATGAGCTGTCGGTCGTCGGTGGTAATATCTTCACTGTTCTCGATTTTGAGTAGGGCGTCAGCTAGAGCGTCAGCGTCAACGTCTGCCCTGTGCGCTATCTTGTCAAGGCCACGCATGACAGCAGTGCCGTTGGTGCCTGTATAGGCTGGGCTGCCAACAAGGGAAACCTCAAACAGTCTGACCGATTTCAAAACTCTCTCTGTTCCCTCTGAGTTCCATTCATCCCCACCACGAGCAGGCATGGAGAAACTAAACGAGAAACCGGTGACGTCGCCACGTTCGACAAGGATCTTGGCGTCACGCCCGTAGCTGGTCGGGGCGATGGATGCTGAGACCTTCAGACCGCGCTCATCTTCCTCGAGGCGGAGTGTGCCGGCACGAGTCGAAGCAAGTACCTGGTTCGAGTCGTGGTTGTAGTAGAACATAATGTTATTCCGGGCGCGGAGTGACTGACGGAAAGCGCCACGGCGAATCGTTTCAGTGAATCCGCCGAGGTTTTCTGACCTGGATTCGAACAGGGCTGCGTATCCTTCGATGCGGAAACCGTCGCCGTCTTCTCGAACCTCAAACCCGCCAGCCTCAAACTGCCGAATTTCCAACTTTGCTTTCGCTTCACCGGTCACGTTACGCCCCTCGTTTTCTCGTTCGATTGTATCAACAACGCCTTCGGCATATTGTAATGCTCGCCGTGCGCTTCGTGTTGAACCGCCTCCGCCCCAAAGCGCCATTGCGACAGCTCCTGGGCCTGGATAGTTTTCGTCGCCTGGCATATTCTGTGGCGCATCCATGTCGACAAGGTGTCGGGCAATCCAGGCTGCGGTGCGAACCCACTTGTCGGCTGTCATATTCCCTTCAGCCATTGCCCGTGCTTCCTGCAAAGTCCGGTCGACAAGACCGTCCCCGCTAAGGCCTTCCCGATGCCACTCAAGGCCACGGCGGGCGGATGCCCTCATATAGCTGGGCGGTGTCAGGTTGACGTCGCGTTGCTCAGGTTGAAGACTGCGGGTCGACTTTGGGTGATCCTTGGGCAACAGGTCGTTGTCTTGAACGTATTGTTCACGTTTGGGTTTCCCGTTGGCAAGCAAATACAGGTAAGCGTTGACACGGGCCATCGCCCAACCGCCACGAGTCATCCCTGGTCGGTGGGAAACTGAAAACGCTCCCGCCCCTCGACGATAAACAGCTCGAAGTTGCCCGATGGTCGCGCGAGTGTAAGACGGTTTTCCAGCCTCTTCCATCTGGTCGTTATGCTCTTTGACTTTGTTTCGGAGACCGGTTTCGGCTGCCTCGCTAAGCTCAATGTCGCCTCCAGCACCGGAGGCACTGCCAGGCTTATTCTTATCAGATCCGACAATCTGATCTTTCTTCGGAGCGGGTGCGCGTTCTTCCTCATCGTATGGTTCGGTATCAAGGTCGTCTTCACCCCGCCAGGCGTTGCAGTAAAAACCTGCTGCGACGTAATCTTCCCACCACTCGCACCAGGCTTCGCCGTCTTCGTTGACTCTTTCCTCATTGAAAAAAATACAGTTACCACACGCGCGACCCTCTGGAACATCTTCGGAGCTTGCGGGACGGTAGGCGTCAGGCAACCCACCGCCTGGGGCGTCCTCAAGAATCTCTTCAAGGTCGCTCAGTGCCATCAGTCAACCTCGTAAACGTCTTTGGGGTTTGCGGGGTCTATCTGGGCGACACCCTGTAGTTGAACCGACGGGACTCCGGTGTGGCCGATTGGCTCGATACCGACCGCGCTGAGTGACTCGGCAGGATCATATCCTGCAAGCACGAGGGTCGTTGCCATCTTGATTTTTTTCTCTTCAGCAATGAGGTCTGCGGCTTCAATGTTTACGTTGGCAAGTGGCACCCGCACATTGTTTGCGGCTGGGTCATCAATGTCGGGTAGGTCTTCGAGCCGGCGAACCTCGTTCAGGGAGATCGCGCCCATCTGAACCATTGTCGAATATGCTGCGGTGCGGGTTTGAATATCAGAACGGACAAGCCCGGTCAGGTTGAACTTGACGAAAGCGTTTTCCCCGTTCGGGTATCGAGTCATCAGTGTCGAAAATACCTCTTCGAGTTTCTGAACAATAGGCAGAATTGTGAGCTGTAGGAACTGAAGACCGTTC